GTTTTTTTGCTCTATTAATATTAACGGCTGGAATTCATATAACCTGCCGGAATCGGAGAAAAAGAAAGAATTGATAGAGGCGGAGAAAAATCCTATAATTGATTTTTTTGAGACCGTGGTAAACGGAAACGATAAAAACTGCAAAATTTTGAAGGGCAGCGAAATAGACCCCAAGGGGAAAAATTATTTTGACAATGTTACGTTATACGAGGCATTAAAGGAATTATGTACTCGCGGTGAATTTTTTATCGAGCAAAAAAAGCTGTATGACCACTGGAAAAATACCGACGGCAAAAACCACAGGGAAACCATGAATAAATTCACGCGGATTATTAAAAAAAATTATCCTGAAAAGAAATTGGAAATAACAAGTCAGGTTATACGAAACAACGGAAAACTTGAAAGACAACCAATTATTATCATTAAGGAGGAACTTTTAAATGTGGATAAATAAATATTATGAAAAGAGAATTTTTGATTATTTTTTAAGCCGCCAAATACCGTATGACATGGCGTTACGGCACATGATTGTCGAAATATGCTGTTTATATGATGGAGAAAGAAACTACCCGTGGCTGGAGCCGGATCGGTCTATAACCAGAGACGAGACCGTAGATCGCCTTGTGGAAATACACAGGAGTTTTGAAGGCGGTTATGACGGCCTGTTTAACGATTACTGGCGTTCCGATCCGAACCCTCATAAATATGGTATGAAAAATACTCAGGCATGGATAGATAAAGGAAGCGTAGTTTATAAAGAATATCTCGATAAATACGCGCCTTAAATCTTTTAAACTGTTACAAATCACCTATATTTTTTGTTACAAAATACCAAATGTTACATAAATATTCAATACCTAGTATACATACCTGTTTCGGGGGTCGAAGCTCTTTTTTTTGAAAAATGCCAAATTTGAAGTTTTGTAACAAAAATGTAACAGTTTTGTAACAGGTTTTGTAACACCGTAACTCCTTACTACATAAGGACTTACACTATTTTGTTACATTGTTACATTTTATTTGTGTATTATTCGTTGTAGTAAAAAAATAGGTAGTAGTAAATAAATAATAGGTGAATTTATAGCAGGAGTAGGAGCGGTGCAAAATTTTGTAACAACGGCGCAAAATAGTACAAAACAGCTTAAATATAGACCTTTATCGTAAAGGTACTGTGAATGAATTTTGAATGTTCCAAGCCCCTTTAGGCGCAATCGCCTCTCCGAAACACTGCGGAATTTTCAAAACCAGCCAAAAAAACCGTCAACTTTTCATAATCCGCTTGACCATAGCAGAGCCGTCAACAACTCTTAAATCATGGGTAAGGTGACGGAGCGTTATTTTGAAACCAATTTCAAAGTACATTGCGGACGCGATGGCAGAAACAATGAAGCCTATGAAAAAGAGGGAGTACCGAAGCGAATTTATTTAGACAGCGAGACAAACAAGATAGGGTGTAAAGTAGAAAACGGCAAATTTCATTATTGCGATAAATGTTTAGGAAAAAAGAATGTATTTGGCGTATTATCACAAGATGACACAGCACAGCTTATAAGAAAACACATCAAAAATAATTATGAGGCAAAACCATGATCGGAAAAATCACCGCCGATCCTTTCATAGAGCAAGTAAAAAATGGCGAAGCAAAAGCGCTGTTCACTCAGGTTAAATTATCCACAGGCGAAATCAGAACCGTGCAGCTATTCCCCGGCTCAGGCGATGAAACATGGCCGTGCAAAGGCGACGTGGTAGTGGTCGAGCGCAAAGGCGGCTTTCTTTATGCTTCATGCTCATGGGACAAATCAGAGCCAAAACGCAAGCCGGGAGAACGGGAGATTTATTCGCGCAAAACAGACGGCAAAAAAGCCGCAAGCATTTTTCTTGACGGCGACGGAAACATCAACCTAAACGGCAACGACAAGCGGCTGGTAACTTACGCCGAACTTAATCAGGAGCTTCAGCGGATATGGACGGCGGTAAAGGCGCATACGCACGGTTCTAATCCATCACCCGACCTTGCGCCGATAATACTCGACATATCCGCCGCCGAAACAAAAACGATAAAAACCGGAGGTTGACATGACAAACAGAATTGAAGGCGACCCGAAACTGTACTTTACCGATAACGGCGCGGAGTTGCGCTACGAAGGCGGCCAGCCGGTCATGGAGCAAGGACTTGAAAATCAGGCGTTAATATCGCTGTTTACGCGGCAGGGCTGGTGCGGAAACGCGTTCCTGCCGCCGGAAAACCGTGTCGGAAGCGATTACGAGGCGACCTGCGCCGGTTCAATCACGCGCTCGAAACTTGCCGACATCGAGGACGCGGCGGTGCGGGCAATGCAGAGCAAGGCGTTTCAGCAGGTAGACGCGACGGCGCATAACCCGAAGGCAGATCATCTGCGCGTTGAGATAACAGCGAAAGGCGGCGGCGTGCTGTCGCTGTCGAGGGAAGGCGGATTGTGGCGCAATCAAATTGAGCGCGGAACGGTAAATTCCGCTTGACCATATTATCCGCCGCCGACAAAGAATTTATCCTCGGTATCCTTAAAATCGCCCCGGTAAAGCGCCCTATTGAAGACATCGCCGCATGGGTGGAAGGCCGCCGCGTACTGCCGACAAGTACGCCAATCCCCGGCCCGTGGAGAAACAGCGTTACCCCATACGGCATTGAAATAATGAACAGCCTGTCGCCTAACAGCGGCATACAGCGCGTTGTCGTGATGAAAAGCCGCAAGTGCGGATTGACGACTATCATGGAAAATGCCGTCGCCTATTACATACTCGAAAACCCGTCCGAGATTTTATACGCCACCGCAAGCGAAGACCTCGCGCAGGACTGGGGCGATAACAAAATCATGGCGGTAATCGAAAGCCTGAACGGTCTTGACCGCATAACGGCGAACACTACCAACGCCAAAAGCCGCCGTACCGGAAACACGTCGGTAAAAAAAGAGTACATCGGCGGCAAGCTGGATATAATGTCGAGCCAAAGCAAAAGCGCTCGCCGCCAGTTAGACAAGCGATGCCTGTTCATCGACGAGGTGGATGGCGTAGAGGCGGTTACGGCCACCGGCGAAGGAAAATGGACGGAGATACTTTTCGGACACGTTATTTCATGGGGAGTAAAACAAAAAATCGCCCTGTTCGGTTCCCCCACCGTGTTTGAAACCTCCCTGACCAATGAATACTACCAGCAAGGCGACTGCCGCCGCTTCATGGTTCCCTGCCCCTACTGCGGGGAGCTTATCGAACTCCGCCTGAACGTGGACAGCGGCGCAAGTTTCGGCCTGAAACCGGAAACAGAAGCGGGAGAGATAATCGGCGCGTACTACCAGTGTGAACACTGCGGCGAGGCGATACGCAACGAGCAAAAACTGGAGATGTACAGCGACAACCCGCGATGCCTCAAGCACCCTGAAAAAGAAATCGAAAAATACCGCTGGGAACCGACCAGAAAACCCGACGATCCGGCGTGGCGGAGCTACCACCTCAACGCTCTGTATTCGCCTATCGGTATGCTCACCTTTACCGATGTTGCCAAAGCGCGGGCCAAAGCTGAAGCGGGAGACCACGTGGATATGAGAAGTTACGTCAACATCTACATGGGGCAGCCGTTCAAGGACATTGGAACAAGACCGGCGATTGAAAAAGTTATCAGCCTGCGCGGCGATTATAATATGGGTACAGTCCCGAAAGAAGCGCTGTTCCTGACGATGGCAATCGACGTACAGCGCGGCAGCGAAAAAGACGAAAAAAACCCGCCGCGGCTGGAACTAGAAGTAATGGGTGTAGGGAAAAACTACAGATCGTTTTCAATCCTCTACAAAAAAATCGAGGGCGAAACCGACAATCCGTTTTCGGGCGCGTGGGAAAAATTAACCGAATGGGCGGCGGAAACCAGATTAACTTTTATGCGCGCCGACGGCGTACCGCTACAGGTTCAGATAATCGGCATTGACTCAGGCGACCAGCCGGACGTGGTATACCGTTATTGCGAGATGTATCCCCTTAATACCTACCCGGTAAAAGGCTTCGGCAATCTCAAAGCCGACAAAAAAGAAAAAGGCGACCTGCCTTACGGCCACAAACGCTATCGGGCGGCTAGGCTTGACAACAGCGACAGATACGTCCTCGAAGTGAACACATGGCACTACAAAACGCAAATCTACTCAAACCTGAAAATCGAGCGAAAAAACACCGAACCGCAAAGCAAAGGGTTTTGTTCCTTCCCGCGTGACTACCCCGACGAATACTTTGAAATGCTCACCGGAGAGGAAAAACACATGGACGGCTCATTTCACCCAATCCGCGCAAGAGTGGAAGCGCTCGACTGCCGCGTCTATAACTGCGCCCTTGAGGACTTTTACCTAGAAACGCAGGTACAGGGCTATCGAGCGGGCTTCCAAAAGAAGGGCATGAGAGGATTACAGCTACAGGCGATAGACACAATGTGGGTACTGAACCTAATCGAAAAACAGCCGAATGTGTCATTTTCGTCTTGACCATAGCAGAGACATGGTTGACCGTTAAAGCATGACCACACGGGAAGAGCTTGGAAAATTAAGAAACCTGCGGGAAAAGATAATCGAAGCGATGGCCGGAGCAGTCGAAACAGCAGAGATTGAAAATTACAACTTCAATGACGGCAACGGCGGACAGTCCGTAAAACGCCGAAACCCGCGTGATCTCGCAAAGCTGCTTGACGACGTGGACAAAAAAATCGCCGCGCTTGAACGCTCCGTGCAAGGTGGCGGCGTGCGGACTTTCTCGACCGATAGGTACAAAAGAGGTTAAAGTATGAACGGAATAATTTACAAGGCAACCTCACCGTCCGGCAAAGTTTACATCGGGCAGACAATACGATCCCTTCAATCGCGTAAATATAACCATGCAAGCAAAAATTCACATAGTGCCTATTTTCACAACGCGATAAAAAAACATGGCATTGATAACTTCCAATGGGAACAAATCGACACGGCAGAAACCAAAGAGGAACTGGACGCTAGAGAAAAATTCTGGATAGCATATTACGACAGCACAACCCCAGCTAAAGGATATAATAGAACCAGTGGCGGAGTTAATTATAACGCCTCCGCCGAAACAAGAAGGAAACAAAGCGTAGCCAATATAGGAAAACGCCACACCGCCGAAGCACGCAAAAAAATGAGTAAGGCAAAAAAGGGCAAACCGTCATGGAATAAAGGAAAGCCCTCGTCACCTGAAACCTGCCAGAAATTAAGCAACCTTATGAAAGGTAAAAAATTACATCTCGGATTTAGTCATAGTGCTATAACAAAACAGAAAATAAGCGAAGCGAAGAAAGGACATAAAATGACCGAAGCCCAACGTCTTGGTATTATAGAGCGGTTAAAAGGGCATAGTGTATCCACGGAAACGCGCCAGAAATTAAGTATTACCAACAGGGGCAAAGGCGGAAAATTAACCGAAGCAACCGCAAGGCAAATAAAACTCGATTTACAAGCCGGAATGAGAATTTGTGATATAGCCAAGAAAAATAGTGTATCGGCTTCAAGCGTGAAGTGCATAAAACAAGGGAAATCATGGTCATGGTTGAAAATATCCGCTTGACCATAGCAAGCCGGTATTAAAGGCTTGAGATAAGAAAACTACTGTCGGGAGACAGAAGGAAACGAATGAGCATATTTTCACGGATTAAAGCCGTATTCGCCGGAAAAGGGAAAACCGCCCCGCAACCCAAAGCAATGGCTGATTTTAACGGCGTTTCCACCACAAGATTCTACGGTCAAAAGTATGACGGCGGCTTACCGTTCCCCAATCCCACCCTCATTCTAGACAGCGCAGGTATCCGCCAGCAGGTACGGACGTTATCTCATACCTCCCTCCAGCTCCGCGCCCTCATAGAACGCGACGTAGACACGGTAATCGCGCAAGGCTTAAACCTGTCTCCCGAACCCAAACATCAGATTTTAGGTCTCACCCCCGAAGCCGCGAAGGACTGGATAGGCGACGTAAAAACACGCTTTGAGCTATGGTGCATGGATCAACGCGCCAGCCGGAGCGGAAAACACAACTTTTTTCAATCCCAACGCCTCATGCGCAAATGCCTGTACCGCGACGGCGAATTGTTCGTTACCCTCTCATACCACAACGACCCGTCCCTGCTTTCCCCGCTACGGTTTGAACTCCTCGACCCAGACCAGATACGCGAAACCGGCATGACGTGGACGGCAAACGGCGCAAGTTTGCACTCACTGCTAAACCGCGAAGGCATTACCCGCAACGCCGACGGCGAGGAAATTTCCTACAAAGTCTGGACTACGGATGCCAACGGCTTGCCCCGCGAAAACACAATCCCCCGCATAGGTCGCGGCGGCAAGGTGATGATGTTGCACGCGCTGACGGACATGGACTACGCCGGACAGCTTCGCGGCATATCGCCGCTGTCAATCTGCGTTCAGGACTTGGAAAATATCCTTGACTTCACGCTCGCGCAAGTCGAAAAAGCGAAAAACCAGAGCAACGTATGGGCGACCGTCGAAAGCGAAACCGACGAACCCGCCGAAGACCCGTTCAAAAACCTTTCCAATCTCGGAGCAGGCCCGGCGGCAAAACAATTCGGCAGCAATCCCGAACCCGCGCCGAAAGCGCAGAACGTAACCGAAGAATCTCTTGAACCTGTATACACCGAAATACCGCACACAAACCAAAACAAGCCCGGAAGCTGGGGAGTGTTCTCCCTCAAGGGCAAACAAAAAATGAAACCCTTCCCCGACACATCGCCATCTCAGCAGTTCAATACTTTTGTAGACGCATACTTCGCGTACATCGCCGCCGCGACAGGGCAGAGCCTTGAAACCGTACTGATGAAGTTCAGCAACAACTATTCCGCTTCCCGCGCAACCTTGATCCTGACATGGCGCATCGCCGAGCAGCGCCGCTGGGAACTGGACTACTACATACTCGGCCCCATCTATGAAATGTGGCTCGCCGAGGAAATCGCCGCCGGACGCATAAACGCCCCCGGCTGGGCAGACCCTCGTTTACGCGCCGCGTGGACAGCACACCGGTACAACGGTCTCTCAATGCCGAACATCGACCCTGAAAAGACCGCAAAAGCCGCCAAAGAATACGTGAGTATGGGAGCGACCACGCTTGAGGACGTGGCAATCGAGTACAACGACAGCGATGCCGAAAGCAACCGCGTAAA